GGTTTCCTTCGCTCAAATATCTGGGGTGTAAATGTCTGTCTCCAACACGAACACCGAATACGATGCTAATCGCTTTAAATGGAAGCGTTGCCGTGATGTTATATCTGGCCGCGATGCTTTAATTCAGAACTACGTTAGCAATACACGTTATTCTGGTAGCCTTTATAATCCGTCATTCGATACAAACAATTATCTTCCAAGGCTTACAGGCCAGACGGATGTTGAGTATATTACCTATCAGGAACGGGCTGCTTTCTTTAATGCCAGCGCACGAACCCTAGATGCCTTTACTGGCATGATATTTGCTAAAGACCCAATTTATAAGCTGCCGACTGCCATTGAGCCTTACGCTGAGGATATTACGCTTGCTGGCGACAACTTGCGGGAATTCGCAGAGCAGGTTGTTGAGCAACAGATTGCCGTAGGTCGCGTTGGTATCATGGTTGACTATCCAGCCAATGCGCCAACTAACATTACGATTGCTGCCGCAGAAGCGTTGAACATCCGCCCATTCTTGCGTTATTACACCGCCGAAAGCATCATTAACTGGCGCACCAGCTACATTAACGGCGCACAGGTTCTAACGCTTGTGGTGCTTAAAGAAACCGTTGATGTGCAGGAAGATGAATTCACATCCAATCAGGTTGTGCAATATCGAGTGCTTGACCTTACGGAACAGGGCTATCGCGTGCGCGTCATGGATGACACAAACGCATTGAAAAGCGAGATGTATCCAATACAGAACGGCAGCACCTTGTCGTATATCCCGTTCGTCATCCTCGGTGCTAACAGCGCGACCGATACAGTGCAAAAGCCACCGTTGCTTGACCTTGTGGACACTAACCTTGCTCACTATCGCAACAGCGCAGATTATGAGCATGGCTTGCACTTCACAGGCTTGCCTACCCCATACGTTGCTGGCGTGCAGCTTCCAGAAGGCGCAACACTTGCTGTAGGCTCAATGAGCGCATGGGTATTCCCTGACCCTTCAGCTAATGCTGGATACCTTGAGTTTAAGGGCGATGGCCTAAAGACGCTGCGCGAAGCGTTGAAAGACAAAGAACAGCGGATGGCTGTATTGGGCGCACGGATGCTTGCCGACGATAAGCGCACTGCTGAAGCCTTTGGCACGGTCGAATTAAAGACCGCTGGCGAACGCTCTATCCTTGCGTCAATCAGCCGTTCTGCATCTGACAGCATTACCCGTGCATTGAACTGGATGGCTGAATGGGTAGGCGCACCACAGGACGTTGAATTTAGCCTCAACACAGACTTTGGCGCAGCGCGTATGGCTCCGCAGATGGTAACCGCACTGCTTGGCGCTTATCAAGGCGATGCAATGCCGCTTTCAGTGTTGTTTGAGAATTTCCAACGTGGTGAGCTTATTTCGCCAGATATGGAGTTTGAAGAATACGAAGCGCAGTTGGATGACTCTGGCCCATCTTTCACACAAGGTGTTTTGGTTGAGGAAGATGAAGAAGACAGCGACAATGTTGAAGAACAAACCCTGATGGCTAACATCCGTCAGAGGCTTGGACTTTAAATGGCAATCAGCGAGGAGATTGTCACCTCGCTAGTCGAGGCTGTTGCTGCGCTTAACCAGCGCGTCAATGATGCTGCATCACGCCCAATGATACAAGGGCCGCAAGGTGAAGCTGGCCCACAAGGTGAGCGTGGCGAAGATGCCCCTCCTGTTACTGACGAACAAGTCAAGGCTGCGGCTGTAGCTTGGTTGCAGGATAATATCACGCAGCCTAAAGACGGCATTGATGGTCAGGATGGGCAGCAAGGCGAACAAGGTCGCGCTCCCACAGATGAGGAGATACAGCTTGCGGTCAACATCTGGTTTGAAATCAACCGTGCTTCGCTTGTTGGCCCCGCTGGAAGCAATGGCAGCGATGGCAGTGATGGTCGTGACGGGCGCGATGGTGTTGATGGCAGGAATGGCACTAATGGTGCTGCTGGCCCCACTGGTGTTGGCATCGCATTGGTGGAACAGCGCGATGAAACATCTTTTTGGATAACGTTGACTGACGGGCAAGAATTCCAGATTGAGTTGCCAGTTGCTAAAGTTAGGACAACGGCTGCTTTTGGCGGCGGCACTCCACAGCCTGTTTACTTGTCAGCCGTTGACTTACAGACGCAAACGCACGCTGCCAACACCGCAACCGCAATGGAATTTGACACCGTTCTGGAAAGTTACGGCATCACGGTCGAAGATAATGTGCGAGTAGTGTTTGGCGAAAGCGGATTGTATAACATTCAATTTAGCGCACAGTTGCTCAATTCTGACAGCCAAGAGCATGACGTAAGCATCTGGCTTGCACGCGATGGCGTGGCGGAACCTGATAGCTGCACTGATATTACCGTGCCTAAAAAGCATGGCAGCTATAATGGCGCTGCTGTTGCCGCATGGAACTTTTACTATCGAGCGCAAAAGAACGAATACTTTAGGCTGCTTTGGTCTGCGCCAAGCGCATTGGTTTACATTGCAGGATTGCCAGCAAGAACTGCGCCCGTTAGACCAGTGACACCATCAATCATCTTAACAGTCAATAAAGTCTCGCCTTGACCGTATCTGACCAACTGCATGACCTAATCATCATACGGCAACTGCTTTTGCAGCGGATTATTGGTGGGCAGGATGCAGCTATAAACAAACAGTTGGACGCGGTAGCTGCGGCGATTGAAAAAGCACTAAAAGGTGATGACCTTACTAATTACAAAGGCAAGCGCCTAGCCAAAGCCATTGATGAACTAAAGGCTATGGTATCTATAACGCCACCAGACCTTGCGGAGTTAGCAACTGCTGAAGCATCATTCCTGCAAAGCGCGTTTGTGTCAGTAGGAATAGACACAGTAATACCGCCAGCATCTGTTGTTGATACAATCGCTAAAACGTCATTGATACAGGGCGCGACAATAGGCGAATGGTTCGGCAGATTAAACGAGTCCGCACGGTTTGATATTGAGCGTGCTATAAAGAACGGCGTAACGCTGGGGCAGACCAACAGGGAAATAGCCAAGGCGATTGTCGGCAATGGTTCTGACAAAGGCCCACAGGCGCTTGCTAAGGCACGGCGCGATGCAATGGCTATTACGCGCACTGGCGTTCAAACTATTGCAAACGAAGCACGCATGGCTGGCCTTATGGAAAACCAAGACATCATTAAAGCGGTGCAATGGGTATCAACACTGGATAGCCGCACTAGTGATATATGTATTGCACGCTCTGGCAAAACGTGGACATTTCCAGACTTTAAGCCAATAGGCCATTCTATACCTTGGAATGGTGGCCCTCCTGCCCATTGGTCTTGCAGGTCAAGCTATGTGCCAATAACAAAATCATTCGCTGAAATACGCAATGAGCCTGTTGCAAAAGAAATATCGCAAACAACCCGTGCTAGTATGAACGGACAAGTCGCTGCTGATTTGTCGTTTGACCAATTCTTAAAAAGCAAGCCAGCATCATTCGCTGACCAAATGCTAGGCAAAGGAAAGGCTGAATTGTGGCGTGCTGGGAAAATAACATTGTCGCAATTACTAGACCAGCGCGGCAATCCACTTACACTTACACAATTATCACGCCTATAGTATTATTGAGCGTAGCATGATAATAAAAGAATTATGCGGAGGCCGTGCCGAAGCGTTACCCGCCCCTGAGGGGCAACAACAGTCCAGAGGACAACAACTATGAGTGAAGAACGGATAGCAGAGTTAGAAGCCGCAATGGAGGCGCTGAGTGCCAAGAACCGCGAACTTCTAGGTGAAGTTAAAATTGCCAGAGCGAAAGCAAAGGGCGTTGAGATAGACCCAAACGATTTTATGACGCTTCAGACTGAAAATGAAGCTCTTAAATTGCAACTCGATAAAACAGTCAAGGATAGCACGAAGACGATAGAGACACTGCAATCAAGCCTGACAGAAAAGGATGGCGCACTGCAATCGTATCTAATCGACAACGGGCTAAACGATGCGATGCTAAAGGCTGGTATTAAGACTGAATTCATGGCCGCTGCAAAAGCCATGTTGAAGTCGCAAACAAAGCTGATGGCGGACAATGG